GGTGCAGTATGAATATTTTAGTTGCCAAAAAAATTAATGGAATTTTCCAAAAAGTTGGTGTCCGATATGCAAACAAGCTGCCAGATGGCGGTTTCCCAGGAGTTGTTTATAACTTGTTTGTCAATGCTGATTTTTATTTTAGGGATGAACCAGCAGCAGTTTCATTTGACATTATTTTGGGTGGTGATGAATTTCGAGTTTCTAAATTTTAAGGGGATTGTGATGTCTAGTTACTATGAAGATTTAAAAGTTAATAATCCAGCCAAGTATGCAGATTTAAAAATTGCTGGCAATTCTGACAAAGTTGCATTAAAGAATATGATTCGAGCATTATCTATTTTGCCTGGTCTTAATTCTGAAGCGGATGATCTTCGCCTGGCAGCAGCAAAAAGATTATTAAAGAATCGCTATTAAAATAAGCCCCTTGTGGGCTTTTTGCTCTATCCTATAGGGATAGATGTATGATACAATTTAATGAAAGGAGTCTATATGCAAATAGGCAAATATGAGATTAGTCCATCGGCTATTTTCTATGTAACAGCAGAAGATGAATATCCAGTATCAGTCAATGCTGGTGATGGTATTCCAATGGTTGCAGCTTGGATCAATGGAGAACCTCAACCCTTTGATATGAAGGGTGTCTTTATGCTACCAATTAATTCATCGGCTTTTCAGGCTTTGGTGATGGATTCCCAGGCAGCATCATAAAGTTCTTTCATCTTATTGTTGGCTGCATTAACCTTTTCCTGCTCATCAGCAGTTAATGGTCTTTTTTGAACTTCAGCATCCTCGACAATAATACGAACTTCTTCATAGTACTTATGCCCTTTTTCTTTTGCTTCTAGCATCTGGGGCATATTTACTTGAATCTCAGCATAAGAACCATTGACTTCAACCACCATATTGATGTCTCGGTATCCAGACCCTGCTAATGAATCGACATTAGGATCAAGAAGATTTCTTAATTTTGCTGGCTCACCATATTGGGCTTTAATCTTCTCGATAGCACTTGGCACATCTTTTACTGAATTAATCTCGATAGTGGTTCTGAGCAAATCTTTAATTTTGGATGGGTCATTATTGTAAGACTTGGTGATCTTATCAACTGCTCTTTCTGAACCCTTGAGTGGCACAACCGCAGCTTTACCACCAAGTTCTTTAGCGATCTGGGCATTGGTCTCATCAAACTTGTTTTTGTTTTGGGCAGCCCTTTGGTACATTTCTTCAAATTCTTTGCGTTTTTCTTTTGGTAAGCGATCTACATCTTTCTTTTGCAACTTTCCTTCTAAATGCTCTTTTGCGCTTTTGGCGGTTGGAACTTTAGGTGGCTCTGCTGCTGTAGGTTTATTTGCTGCCTTTGGTGGCTCTGGTGGTTGTGGAATAGATTTAGCTGCCACAGTATATGGGGCTTGTGCTCGACCACCAGGCATATTAGTGGTTGCTGCGCTACTACCTGCGCCAGCAGTAAATTTTCCATCCGCATCCCTGGGATGGTCTTGTTCTATGAAAGCATCAGCTTTTGGGGTGGGGTTTGCCCAATCCCCCTTTGCAAAATAAGCATCCAATCTAGGTAAGTTTTTAAGTTCTTGTTCTGGAATTTCATATTCAGCGATTGCATCAGCATCCAATTGCATAGAACTTTGGAACATATCTGGCATTTCATTCAAATTGTCAGCAGCCCATTGAATTAAATTTGCTCTATTTTGTGGATCAATAACTGGCAGCATTGTACGAAGTACTTCAGTAACACCTTTTAGCTTAATGTCATCAACTTTGACTTTTTCGCTTGGCGGTTCTTCCATGAGTGATTCCCACTCAGGTTTGAAAGCATTTTTCCATGAATAGAATGCTTGCTCATAGGTCATCTTGCCATATTGCTCTGGATAGGCAGATTGAATAGATTCAAATAATTCTTTATTCCAGGCTCGGTGCATTACGATCTTGTCAAAGAATCGGAACAAAGATTCCATGTCAACTCGAATGCCATCAATGTACTGGACAATGGCTTTTGCATCTTCAGTACCTTCACCAAAGCCTTGAGTAAATGCTTCATCTTTGAGTAGCATTGCAGGGACATCGGAAGCAGCAGCAATATTGGCAATGATATTATCTCTGGCAGTTGTCATTGCAGTTGCAGTATTGGTCAAATCAATGGAGTTGATTTCTTCATCAATATCAATTGATAGCACATTGCCAGTACCGCCTTCTTGCAAATAAGTGCGCTTAATACCAGCAGCAGTTTGCATTAAGCGATTGACAATAGACCCAGCAGGTTTTTGCTTGGCAATAATCAGACCTGATTTAAAAGTCACCAGGTCATCGGTAATCATCGACTGAACAAAAGACTTTAATGGATACAATGCCCTTTGAAACACACTTCGACCTGTATAGCCGAAAGCACTAGATTGGAAAGACAAGTAGATAGGAGTGCCATTGAATACCACCACGCTACGGCTAGGATGATAAGGCTGACCAGCAGCAGTAGTGTATGCAAGAGGTTTTTGAAAGTCTGGCGCATTTGGGTTCTGGTTTGTAACAATCGAACCAGCCATGTTTAATGGGTCTAACTGATTAAAATAAATGTTGAGATCAGGAAGCTGCCAAGGATCAATAGGCTCAGTAGTAGGAATCTTATCAGCACCCACAACAATTCCACCAGCCCCATAAGTGCGATTGATAAACATAACATCACGAATATGATTAGTAGCACCTAATTTTTCCCATTCTTTTTGAAATGCCTCGACCAACATTTCCTTTGGTTCTGCATCTACAGTAATAATTCTGGGTTTTGAAAGAGCCAAGCGAACTGGCTTTTCAACTAATTTACCGCCTAATGGGTGATATTCCCAAATGATTTTGCATAATTCATAACCTGCCTGTGAACCTGGTTGGATATTCTCAGAACTGAGCAGGTTCATTAATTCACCACCCAGATAAGTATTATTCACCATCACATCAGACATAGTTATTCCTTAGTAGCCATATTTATCGCCAACACCAATGGCTAAACTATATACGAAAGCATCTAGCAAGTCATCTGCTCTTTTGTAGGCATCTTTATCGCCAATTCTAAATCCAGTTACCTGAGTTAATAGGTGATTACGACTAGCATTTTTAAATGTCATAGTCTTATCAAAAGCATAATCGCTAATCTTCATTAAGCCCTGGTGAAAGTAACCCGATACAGAAATGGCTCTTTCATCCTTGCCTACTGAGGTTAACCCTGAGTCAATGGCATGAGTATTCCATCCTCTTGCTCTGCCTTGTTGAATCAAAATTGATCCAGCAGCAGCATCTTCAATAAATGTACCGACAACTCCCTGCCTAGCATTAGTCAATCTAGCGAGTTCTTCTAATCTGGAAAATACACTTGGCATCCAATTTTCTAGCATTGCGCCATCAATTTGCACAATATCCCAATCCAATAAAATCAGGTTATATGGATTTTGGGTATATCGGTCTACAGCAACATAGACAATGGCAGTACCATCATTTTCTTTACCGCCTTTGACCGCAGTATCAATGACTGCATATACACCATCGCATTTACTAGGGTAAACCACAGGTTTATTATCGACCAGCAGCTTATCTAGGCTAAAGAATGCTTCACCTGACCAATCCACGAATTCAGCCAGGTATTCTTGCTTAAATACCATTGGATGATTTTCTCTCTCCAGCTTTTCCAATTCCTCTTTAGGTAGAAATGGATTAGTAAAGGTTGGAGCATGGTATTCAGTAAATCCATGTTCAGGCTGATTGCATATCTGCCAAAAGAAGTTGTCGCTATCAATTCCATTGGGTGTTGATGCTGTAATACAACTACCTTGATAATCGAGTAATGCTGGTTTGATAGCGGTTTGCCATACTTTAGACATATTGGGCTTGGTAAAGGCTGCTTCATCAATAAAGGCTTTATGGTATTTCCTGGATCGACCAGCCCTTTCATTTTCCAAAGTCCAGAAGTCTATGCGCCCACCAGTATAGGTTTGAATAATGCCATCAATCTTAGATGATGACTTAATCATGGGAGCTAATAGATCGGCTATTTCCCTAAAGGCTTCAGATTGAATTTTATAGTCAGGTGCAAACCATCCTATTTTTTCGCCTTGGGCTGCTCCAGCACAAGCAATGTTTTGCATCATGGCAGTTTTGCCCCATCGCCTACCGCAGCGAATAGCAAAAAATCGAGTGGAAGCATCAAAGGCTTCTTGTTGTCCCTGGTGTAAAGGGGGTAATTCTATGGGTTCTCTACCTTGTTTTGACAGGGATGCCATTGACTGTCCAGTTATTGTTTTCTACATCAAATTGAACTTGATCGCCATATTTTTTAGGACACCATTTAGCTAATAGTTTTAGCCTAGTATCGACTTGTAATCTACGATGATTAAAAGCATCAGCCACTACGACTTTAACTTTTGTTGGTTTTCCTTGATCTTCAATGGTTTCTTTTGTTTCTAAATAGCAAGGAGTATCAGCAATCATTAGGGCTTCTTCGGCTATTGCATCAAAGCCAATCTCCCTTGCGTGTGCGATGTGTGCGGAAAATGTATTATCTTTTGCCATCCAATCATACACAGTTCTCCAGTTTGGCATTCCTTCAGATCGACAAATTGCTCTTAATGGCTCTCCATCTGACAATCTTTCAGTAATCTCATGGGCTATTTCTTCAGTAAAGGTGGATGGTCTGCCCTTTTCTTTCATAAATACTTCCATTCACCAAATAATTCTGGTTTTTTCCATGCAGCATATCTAAGCATGGCTTTTCTTTCTTCAATTTTTTCGGTGGTTGGTATATTTTTCCATTCATTGACAAGTCTAGCCATGAAATTTTTAATAATCCATACTTTTCTTTTAAATGAATCATTTTCATCTCTAAATGGTTGATTTCCGCCTTTGGCAATATTAAGAAGTTTTCCAGATTCTTTATATTGAGCAATCATTTGTTTTTCAAGGGATTGCCAATCATTACTTATAGCACAGGCTAATATAATCAATTCTACTGAATTTGGATTTTTTCTAATCCATTGATGTAATTTTGTATTTCGCCTTTTTGAGTCATAAATATGTTGTTTTAATCTTTTTTTTGGATCATCCGATTTTCCAATATAGATTATCTCTCCAGTTTTTTTATCTGAGAGTCCATATATTTTAGAAAATTTAACTTGTTTATCCATAATTTCTAGTGTCAGGTAGGCATCTTTTGGGATGTAGCGAATGCAAGGACAGTTGCACCCTACCTGACGATTGGAATATTAGCACAAGCTATTACAAAGTGTTAGTAGTAATACTGAGTTTGGTGTTAATCATGTCCAAAAGCGAATCTTCCGATGGGTAGATTTTTTCAAATGATTTTCTCCCCATTCCATGAATCCCTGCATTCCCTCTATGATGTTCTCTACACAAGGGGATAACAGGGGCTTGGTCTCTAGGTTTGGTTCTGCGGATGTGGTGCAACTCTGCTGGTGTGCCTTCTCCATATCCGAGGTGGTAACACAAAATGCAGCCAAATCTGGCAATTCTGTCATACATCCTTTTTTGTTCTTTATTTGCCATTTATCGCTAATGCAATATTGATTGCTTTACTTACTGCCTTCCATATTTCTTTAGGAAGTGTAATAGTAATCATGTCTGATCCCTTTAGGCTTGGGGATACTTCTACCCAATGATCCATGTACCAAGAAAAAAGGCTACCCTCTGGATTTTGGCTAAACCAGATTTGATTAGGCTTTGAGTCTACAGGATTTTGACCCCAGGGCAAAGTACCCATGTATTCAGGATTAAAAGAATAACTCATTTTTCTTGCGCCTTTCTTAAATCAACAGTTTCCAAGTCTTTCCATTCAACTTCACCTGTCAAAATGTCTATCCACGCTTGTTGCAATACTTTGATAGATGGTTTGACTACTTTGCCTAAGTTATCAATGTATACATAAAATGGGTCTTGGTAAGCATTTTTAATTGCCCATCTAAATGCTGGTTCTGCACGAATTACACTCATTTCTCTTGTGCCTTTCCAATCCAACTATCAACAATATCAAGTGATTGTTTGGTTAAATACAATTTGTCTTTCAACGCTTCTATTTCAGCTTGTTGCTGGCGCAACATATTGGCGGCTTTACCAACTAAATGCTCAGATGTATAGGATTTTTGTCTAGATTTATCTAATTCATCAGCTAGTTCATTTGCGTTCATTTCTCTTGTGCCTTTCTTAGTATTGCTAACTCAGCTTGCATTTCTGCCAACTTATCGCATGGTACTAATACTGAATTGATAGGTCTTTTATAGGAATGGGCATAAAGTGGTATTGAAGAATCCGCAGTTGAATCTTTATCCCAAGATAACCAGCCTTCATCCATGTGATTGTTAATCCATGCTACTGGTTCATCATCCCAGACTTTAGGTCTGACTATGCTAAATGTGCCATCTTTATTATCTTTAATCATATTTTCCCTTTCGTGGATTCTATAATACATCAATTCCTTGCTCTACTGCCCATGCCTGGATGTATTCGATCAACTCGATCATTTCAGGTACAGTTAAATCCGATGTCCTGCGAAAAACAATATCAACACCATGTCCATCAATCGCTGGTAACATTTCTACTGGTTCTCCCCTTGCTCTGAGCCAAGCTGCTGTTAGGAGTCTTTTCCATGTCTCTACTTCTTGTTTTTTTCCTACCCATTCTATTTTTTGGGCTATTTCTTGTATAAGCGCATGAAGTTTTGCATTTTGCTCTAAGCTGCGATTCTTAGGCTTAATCGAAACTGCATAGCCATCAGGGGCTTCTAAAATAGCTTGAATAGCATTTTTTCTGGCAACATGATGTGCCAGAATAAAGTTGCTTCTCATCTGCTGCCCCAAATTTGCTTTTCAAGATGAGCAATGTATTCGCTTTGGTGTTGTATGTGTTGCAATAACTTATCATACATTGACCGCCAATACTGAGCATCTTGTAAGGCTGCGCTAAGTTTCGCTTCTAGTTCTTCTCTATCCATTGTCCTGGTTCTCCGCTATTACCTTTTTGAAATTGATCCTTAAAATCTGCTTCTAAAGTAAGCCATAAATGTATTACTCTTTCGCTTCTAATGAACTGCTGAAACTTCAAAAGACCCCATTTCCTACGATAAATCAGCATCTGCCTTACTGCACATTGATGTTTATGCTTCTGTAAGTTCACTTACACTAACCCTTAGAGGGTGATAGTAATAAGCCCAAACACTTTTACGACCTTTGCCAGAATGATTTGCAATTAATCGCCTAGTGACATATCGTTGCTTTCTCAAATGACACAAAGCCATTGATACTTCAGGTGCTTTTAAATTGGTTTTTTGTGCCAAAACCGCTAAAGTAAATGGCATATCTTCCGATAAAAAAACTGCCCTGACCTTGACCAGAGCATTTGAACTTTTCTTTTCCATCATGTTGTCCTGTGTAATAGTTCAAAAAATATTAGCACAATTCATCGCCACGCAAATAAACAATTGCTTCCATATATTTTTCGTATCTTGCCCAATCAGCCAAAGATGGATTTGCCAATCTACTCATATCGCAGTTATCTCGCAAATCAGCCAATTTAACGATTCTAGCCAATGGGTTTTTAGAGCATCGAACAATAAATGAATGGTATGACTCACCAGGTCTACGACTGACAG